TGCACACTTTTTTTTTACCCAAATTTATGCTTTTTTTTGTTTTTTTATAGTTTTTAAAAAACGTTGTTATGCGTAGTTATGTAGTATTATGTTGTTATGTAGTGGTTCTAAGTAAGATTGCTAATATAAAGGATTTTTATGACCGACAAACACCAGATAGCAGATGATCTTACAACACTAGCGTACCCAATAGAAAAACTTAAACACCTAGACGGCAATCCACGTAAAGGTAACGTTGAAGCTGTAAAAAAAAGCTATGAGAAGTTTGGACAACGTAAACCAATAGTAGCAACTAAAGACGGTGAAGTTATTTCTGGTAATCACCAACTTGCTGCTGCTAGAGAACTAGGTTGGGATAAAATTGCAGTTGTTTTTACTAATGATGATGAATTAACAGCAAAAGCATTTGCATTAGCTGATAATCGTACAGCTGATCTAGGAACGTATGATGATGATTTATTAGCAGATATGCTTGGTAGTGTATCAAGTAATTTAGAACTATTAGAAGCAACATCATTTGATGAAAAAGATTTAATGGCTTTAGTAAAAAAACAAGAAGTCATAGAAGATGACGCACCAGCTATTAGACAAACTGAAATAAAACTTGGTCAAAAATATAATTTAGGTAATCATACGCTTGTATGTGGGGACGCTACAAATAAAGACCATATTAATTATTTAATTAAAGACAATGTAATAGATTTGTTATTTACAGACCCACCTTATGGCATAGATGTTGTTCAAAATAATAAAATTGGTAAAAGTAATATTGCTAAAACAAATAATTACAAAGAAATAATTGGTGACACAACTACACAAGCAGCAAAAGAAAATTTTATAATTTGCAAAGAAATTACGAAAAATCAAATAATATTTGGTGGTAATTATTTTACAGAATTTTTAAATCCTACTAAAAGTTGGATTGTGTGGGATAAAGAAAATACTGGTAATTGGGCAGATGTAGAATTGGCTTGGTCTTCTTATGATAAATCTGCAAAACTTTACAAATGGTTGTGGAACGGTTTAAGTAGAAAAGGTGAAAGAAAATTAGAAAACGATAAAAGAATACACCCAACACAAAAACCAGTAGGTTTAAATATAAATATAATAAGAGATTATGAAAATGGTAATAACATACTAGATTGTTTTGGTGGTAGTGGTTCAACGCTTATAGCTTGTGAACAACTTGAACGTAATTGTTTTATTATGGAACTTGATCCAGAATATTGCCAAGTAATAATAGATCGTTGGGAAAAGTTTACAGGCCAAAAAGCAGAAATAATTGATAGTTTATAATGGGTAAACGTGGTCGCATACCAAAAGATAAAAATAAATTAACAGGCCATAGGGACAATTCATTGAGTGTAATACACGGTGGTAAAGCATTTGAAACACCAAAAGCTAACTCACGTTGGCTAACTAAAACACGTAATTATTGGAAACAATATTGGGATAGTGAACTTGCAAGTACAGCACAACAAGTGGACTTCCCAGCATTTTATCGTTTGTTTCAATATTATGATGAAGTAGAACGTGCTAATCGTACAATACAAAATTTAGGTAATAAAGGTTTATTAAGTGTTGGTTCTACTGG